GGGTTGAATGAAGCGTCCAGCTTCAGCCGAAACCCTTTCGATGTCTGGATCACCGCTCCAACATTCCGGGTGACGTACTTGGTCTGGCCGTCCTTCTCGTACTGACCAATGGTTGCTACCACGTCGTATCGCTTACTCATGCCGCCTTACTCCTCATGCGCTCTCGCATTTCGTGTTCAAGTTCTGCCAGCTCTTCGAGGAAGAGCTTGATCTCGGTTTCCATCTGCCTGATTCGTGCCTCGTCTCGCTCCAGGCGGAAGCAGGCGTACTGCAGTTCATCCGGCAGGCGGTCGTCGAAGGTCACGAAGTCGACCCACTCCAGATCGGCGCAAGCCATCTGCGCGAACATCTGCCATTCGTACTGCGGGTCATGCTTGCCGGATTGGATAGTGGCGACGTGGGTGGCCGTATTCGGGCATTTGATCTCGAGGCCGCCGCGGGCTGACAGGATCAAGCCGTCTGGCGAGGCGCCGAAGCCTTCTATCTTCGGGTGCAGGATCAGGCCAGCCTCTGTCACCTCGGCATCCGCATACAGCTCGTAAGCCATCCTGGCTATCGGCTCCAGTTCGTTGCCGCGCTGCATCGCTGCGCTGGTGAATCCTTCCTCGCGCTTGCCGGTCAGTCGCTCGCATAGCAGCTGCATCATGTAATTTTGGCGGGTAGCAGAAGGGGCGCCTCCGCGCCCCTTTGCCATTACGTCTCGAACCCGGCTAGCCGTGACCCGGCCAAGCCTTGCGGTGTACCAGCCTTCAGTTTGCTGCTGCATGGTCAGCCTCCTGCACCTCTCCTTCGATCGGTGCTGGTTGTGCGCTCAGTGCGGCCTTGCGGGCCTCGACAGCGGTCTTGAATGAAGAGAACGACGACACGTCTTTAGCGGCCTGCATCTCTGCTTTGCCTGCCAGCCAGACGCTTTGCAGCGCCTCCAGCGATTCGGCGTTTACTACCTGGGCGATCCACTTCTCGGCCAGTTCGCCGCCGCGAGGCTGCTCGTTCATCGAAGCCAGCCCCTCGCCTGAATCGGTGTTCAGGTGATGGATCGCCTTATCGAGTCGGTCAGTCTTGGGCCAATACTTGTAGGCGCGCTTAACTACGGTCTTCTTCGCCATCTCGCCGTAGTCCGTCTTCCATGGCGAAGACTTGCCCGACTTCACCGACTGCGACCGATTCATAATCGAATCAATCTCATCGCGGCTCATGCAGGCTGTCAGGTAGTCGCCGTCAGCCGTCTTGACGACTACGTACACGCCGACGATGGCGCCGCGGTCCTTCGAGAACGGGTTGTATTGGTGCGCCGGTGGCTTATCGAAGCCGTTCAGGGCGAACGAATCGTTCTGGTAGACCAGTTCGGCCTGAGCCCAGCGAATCGAGCCGGTAGCCATGGCCAGGTCCATCAGGCCCATGTAGCTAATGTCGAGGCAGATCTTGCCGTCTCGCGGCACCAGATAGGCCTGCCGCTTTGCCGGGTTCAGGCTGATACCGATGGCTGCGATGTTGGTGACCGCGTTCACTACCGACTGGCGGTTGTTCATTGCGATCTTGGTGGCAAAGTCATTGCCTTGGATGGTCTGTATTGCGAACTCGGCTTCCCGCTCGAAGCTGAGCGTCTTGTCGGTCAGCACCTGGGCGAATGAATCGCGCGCGCCGTAGATGTCCTGCGCGATGGTTAGGGCGTTGCTCATCGGATCTACCTCAGTAAGTGATCGGATTTAGAAAATAAGGTGAATCGCCGCCTCGCCAGCCAGGCCGATCAGCAGCACGCCAGCCAGCACGCCGAACCCGGTAAGGGTCCACCACGCCGCTGCGAATGAGTGGCCTGATGGGGTGTCGTCGTAGTCGATGGTTTCGGTTCTCATAACGGCGCCCCGTTGGTGATTCGATCTGCAAGGCCGTGAGCGAGAGCCCAGCCGGTGAGTAGTGCAAGGGCCACTGCGAAACCCCGCCACCCTGCGTAGCGCAGGGATCGTTGTCTTTGGCTAGCCATCACACACCCCCCAATAGCGCCACGTAGGCGAGAGTTCCGATAAGCGATCCGGCTACGGTGATGCATAGGGCACCGGCCAGCTCCTTGAGGACGTATGCGGTCATGGCTGGGCTCCTTTCAGGGCGGCATTACAGGCAAGCGCGGCAGCTATCCAGCGCTCGAATGGCGGGCACTCTTCGTCGTGGTCATGCAGGTCACGTCGCTCATGATGGAATGACTCGCACGTCAGGGATGGCGTGGCGGCCCGCAAGGCATTCAGCGCCTCCCGCAGCCGATCCCGCTCAGCGAGAAGGGCTTCGTAGTCTCTAGCCTCAACCACACAAAACCCTTCGCCTGTTTCGTCGCTCCAAGGCTTGAGTTTCTGTGCGTCGTACCGCTCCACTTCCTTGCTCATGCCGCCCTCCTGAATCCATAGATGCGATCAACTTTCATGCCCCAGGCCTTCTGGACGATGCCGTGGAGCCTGCAGAACATCGCCGCACTGATCTGGCCCGTCTCGCGTATCCCCAGCAGGTAGCCGTACAGGACGTTGGCGTGGTAGTCGGCAAAGGCCTGCGAGCTGGCTTGCCGCATCAGCCGGAAGTGCTGCTTTATGGTTTCCTCAGGCTTCATGCTGCCTCCCGCTTGATCTCTTCGGCGTGTTCGCGGCGCCGGTTGGCCTCGTGTTCGAGGAATGCGTCTATCCGGTCATCGCAGTAGTCGATGAAGGCGGAGACGGTTGCTTCGTCGTGTTCGTCGAGCTGATCCTTGATCGCGTCTTCGAGCGAGCAGGACTCATCCGGGCACGGGTATTCCCGAACCCCTGGTTCGTGTCTGTACATGGTGGATACCTCGGTTGCCCGGATGGGCGGGGGAAGGGGTGATGCAGGTGTGGCTGGCTGCCGAAGTCCAGCTTTTATCCGTTTCCGGTTTTCCCTCGGATATACCGATTGCGGCTAATCCACTGCATCGGGGGACGCCCTGCCGATAACGACATTGGGCACGGACGATTCAAGGCGCCCTCCGATGCAGGCTCGTTACGTGAGCCATTCGAGATGAAAGCCCGGGCTAGGTGCTGGCCGGGCTTTCGGGTTTACCGTGCGCCTTAGTCGTGCCCGCGCTGGCAGGAATTCACATAGCTAGGCCCTCGCTGTGCGCTCACTGGGCAGGCAGTGGCCACCTGTGGAATGAATGCCTGCTAACGATTCCCGGCAGGCGCTAGGCAGGAGTTGTCTTCCGTGACGCCGGATCGGCTCCAGCTGATGGTCATGGCGCTACCAGCACCGCGCGCCGTACGGTTATCGCAGACCTGGGGGTCTGGCCTGGCTGGTTCAGGCGGGGTTTAGCCTTTCCAATTCCTTCTCCACCAATCCCACATGTACAGCGCTGCGAGGATGGCGCAGAGGATCAGGACTTCGGGGCCGGTTAGCATGGCGTGCTCGGGGGCGCGGGTAATGGCTGCCAGTGGGTGATGTACTCGCGGTCGCCGTGCGGACTGCTGAAGCTTTCGAAGTAGTCGCCAAGCTCGCCGTGCACAGGCACATACTGGCCTTCGGTTACCGCCCAGCCGTGGAACTCGTCTAGCGTCCCGTCTTCATGCTCTCCGTAGCGAACAAAACTCACCGCCACCAAGATCACCGAGCGACCGGGCGGCTTTAGCTGAGCCTCAACGCTTATCCATTCGCTCATCTCATCCTCCTATGTGCTGATGGGTGCACGCTGCAGCCTGTAGCCAAGCGGCGGGGCGGGGTTAGGCGTACTGCTTGACCATCAGCTCGCGGGCTTGCTGTGCCATCCAGTAGGAGTCGCCGGCCGGCTTGGTGCCGAAACGTTCATCGTTTGCCATCAGGTAGCGCGCCTGGCTGTGTTCGCGGATCAGCTCGGCAACGCTGGGGGTCTTCTGCTTCATGGTGTTTCTCCGTTCGGTTGTCTTCCCGCTGGCCACTCTTGCGAATGGCCAGAAGTGAATGTTCCGTTTGAACTACCAAGGATTCCTTGACAGTTCGTTCTCCGTTGCGCGCTATGCCGCCAGTTGCGCCTCATCCAGTCGCTGAGCCCTGACCACTAGCTGCGTCCTGGGCGCGTCTGGGCGGCGTATCGGGCGCACCTGGGCGTGCTCTCCGCCTACCAATAACGCCAGCACGAGCGGGGCGATGATTCCCCGGCGCATGGCTTCAAGGCAGAGGCCGCGAGTGGTGCGCTGGTTGCCCAGCTTGAAGCGGGCGTCGTCGAGCTGCTGCTTGACGGTGTAGTGGCTGCAGTCCATCAGCCGGGCGATTTCCTTTGCCGTCTTGTCTGTTGCTGCCCAGAGAACGGCCAGCAACTGGCGCGGTGCCAGGCCTTCGCCGAGGCGTCCTTGCCAACCATCAATTTGGATCGTGTCCATCGTGGTTCTCCTTGCTTTGTGCTTTCCGCGAAGCCCTCTGTGAAGGCTCCCTGGAGAGCATCCCGGCCACCGTGGCGGCCGGGTAATCTCTTAAGTCTTTCCATCCGGTCGCGGACCCTGCCCACCGGAAAACTGTTTTTGGTGCTTTACGCTGCACACCTGGGCCAGTTGCCAACCCTCTGAGTCGTTAAGGCCGACTCATCGCTGCCTGTCGTGTTGCGTGCCACTAAAGAACTTTCGGGTTGCCCCGAGGCCTCTCGGCCTGTCGTCGCTGTGTTTCGCTTCGATGGGTGAGAATTTAGAGAACTAAACAAAAAGCGTCAACAAGTTTTTAAAGAAAACTTAACAGCGAGCCAAAAAAGAAGCCCGCGCAAGGGCGGGCTAGGGTGTCAGTGTTCTGATCCGGTCCAGATGACGTGCACGCTTCCATCTGGCCTTCGGTGCATGGTCACGTTGTCTGCCTGTTCGATCTCTTCAAGAAGGCGCTCCCAGTCTTCAGGTCGATCATTCGGGCCCGGCCGGAGATTGGCCTGGCGCTCGCGCTGCGCGGTAGGCGCCGTGATGGTGAGATTTACGCGCCGCACTAGGCGGCTGTAGCTGGAGAGCTGACGCTGATTGGTGACGACTGCTGGTCCTGGCATGTGAATCCTCCTTACTGCTGGATATCCACACAGTAATTGTGCGGGTTTCAGCGGGCAAGAGGAAACATGGTGGCCGGTTGCCACATGTAAAGAAGTGGCTCAGACCTAAGTAGGAAAGGGTGTTGCAGACGCAAAAACCCCGCCGGAGCGGGGTTCTGTAGCGTGCGATAATCCATCAGTCCTGATGCCGCGCTCCGCGCGATTGTCCTTGAGCCATCCAGGCCCTAGCGCATCCTTGCGTCACTGCGAGCGCACTATGCGCTTAAGCTCAAGGGTTAGATACGGCGGGCATGTGATGCACAACGTACGCCTTGGCTTACAAGCTTGGCGGATACGAAAAGCCCCGCGTGGTGCGGGGCTTTGGTTACCAGCCTTCCGGCTTGGTTATGTTCGTTTCCGGTATTTGATCAGGCAGCTGCGATAGTGAAAGCGCCCTGGTGCTGATCTTTTTCACGAAGGATGCGCACCGGATCATTTCCTTCGTTGAGTTCTGCTTACCGGTGACGAAGATTCCGACCTTCTTTTCAGGGTGGCTCTGCCGGACTAGGCGAATCGCTTCCGCCAGATCGCTATCACTGGAAATGACTACTGCGCAGTCATAGTGATCCCGCCAAGCATCGTTGACCAAGTGAACGGCAAGATTTACGTCGGAGCCTTTCTCTCGAGTCTCAATGACAGTTGCAAATTTTTGGGTGCCGATCGGCGGGTCTAGCTTTCTATTCACGCTGTGCGTAGTGAACTGCCCAACGATGACTTCAAGCTCAGGAATGGTGTGCTTCAGCGCCCGGACATATACCTGCTGTCTTAATGGCTTGCCCTGGTTGGAGCCGCGCGCAGACACGTAGGCGGTGAAGTATTTGATGGTTATGATTTCGTTGTGTGCCTGAAGCATATTCTGACACAGCTTCATCAAATCGAGCCATCTGTAAGGGCTGTCTTTGAGGCATCCGAAATACAGATTAAAACCGTCAATGTAGATGGCGGTTCTCAGCATTCCCTGCTCCAGAAAAAGCAAAGGCCTCCGAAGAGGCCTCGCGGCCCACGTCTGAGACGTGGGGGTGGTGTAGGTGCAAATTTACTTGTTGCAGCCAGATCTTGCAATACTGGCCACCCATACAGGCTCATATCAAACCCTAGCCCTGCTTGGCGGCACGATGGCGCCGACCGAATGGATGTGCTCGATCTGCTCCGTGGGGATGTTGCGGATCGTGTGGCCGTTCACTGAAAGCAGGCTGACTTCCGCCTCGTTGGAGTAGAGCAGCCGCTTCAACATGCTCTCGCCTTCCGTGGTGCGAACCATGACGTACTCGCCTGGGAAGTAGTCCCGATCGGGCTCGATGACTGCGACCCAGCCGCTATGGATCGCCGGCTCCATCGAGTCGCCCTTTAGGCGTAGCGCATAGGCGCTGGCGTCGCGTGAGTAGGCATCCACGGTGCCGTCAGCTTCTTCCAGGGCATACCAGTAGCCCTCGGCGCCCATCTGTGCAGTGCCGACGATAGGGATAGCGCGGTACGGGCTGACGATTGGCGGGCCTTGCTCGACGTTGCCGGCGTCATTCATATCCAGCCATGGCTTGTCCAGGCTCAGGCCTTCGGGAACGGGCGCGCCCTCACCCGTAGCGAGCCAGTGAGCAGAGCAGCGGAGCGCCTTGGCGAGCGCCATTAGGTTCTCGCCGCTCAGTTTGTTCACGCCGGTCTTCCAGAAAGTGATCGTCGTTCTTGAGACGTTGATCCGCTTGGCCAGCTCGCTCTGAGTCAGGCCGGTTTCCTTCAGACGCTGAGTCAATCGGTCTTTGAATTCCATGTTTAGGATTCTAAAGGCTTACGTTGTTTAGATTCCTTGCCTTTGCGTGTTAAGATGCCTAAACTGACCGCACAAATAGCGGAGAGCTGAAATGACATTCGACGAAGCATTGGCGTTCTTTGGCTCGGGTCGAGCCATTGGAGATGCGCTTGGTGTCAGCGGCGGCCGAGTTTCCCAGTGCCGTGCAGCAGGAGGTTTTTCCTACCCGATGCAGTGCGTTCTTGAGAAAGAGTCTCGCCGGAAGTTGATCGCCAAGCGTGAAGACGAGCCGGGTAGTTCTGCGGCAGTTGCATAAGAGACATCCCTGTCAGTGGTTTCCATGGTTCCCATCTTAGGGCCAGCGGATCGGACAGGTAAGCGAAGCGGGGAGGGTGAGGATTTATCCAGTACCTGATTCTGCAGGCGAAAAAAAGCCCGGAGGCAACCGGGCTTCGGAACAACTAACTAGCGAGAGAGATTATGGACAACGTGATTCACATAAGCAACACCCAGCGGGGGTTTACCCGGATGGACAACAGCATCATGGAGGCTCTGGCTGCAGTTGATCTGCCGGCTCGTGAGTTCCGCGTCGTGATGGCTATCGCCCGCCAGACCATCGGCTACAACGTCGAGAGCAAGCGTCTCTCTGCTGACGAGATCGGCAAGCTGACCAACATGCGCCGCGATGTCGTATCGAAGGCGATCAGTCACCTGCTCGAGCGTCGGATCATCTTCCGTGTTGGTGGTAGCCGCGGTGAGCTGGGTGTTTCTCCGGTCTCCGAGTGGTCCTTCTACGAAGAGAAGAAAGCCCGTCTCAGTGAGGCCAAATCGTCTCACTCAGCACAAATCGTCTCACTCGTCACCGATGCGAGTGAGACCAAAACGGCAACTTCCCTTCTTTATACAAAGAAAGAACCCCTAGTAACTGTTCCTTCGGAACAGATTACTGCCCCCCAAGGGGGCGAGCCCGCCCAGGTCGAGAAAGATTCCGGGGTTTCGTTCAACGGCGAGGACTTCCAGGTCAGCTCTGACCTGATCACCAAGTGGGCGAAAGCCTACGCACCGGTTGACGTCGAGACAGAGATCGTTCGTGCCGCTGCATGGGCTTCCGGTGCCAAGCCGAAGAAGGACTGGCGCCGCTTCCTGGTCAAGTGGCTGGGCAACGCTCACCGCAAAGCCGCTGGCACCGTGAATGAGGCTGGCGTCCCTGTAGACCAGATCATCGACCTGTACCACCGCGTTTGCCCGAACCTGCCGGCCGTCACCGTGAAGACCGACAAGGCGCTGCGCAGCATGATCGTCGAGCGCTGGAACGAAGCTGAGGCCCACCAGAGCGGAAAGGGTTTCTGGCTCCCGTTCTTCGAGAAGGCCAACAACCGCAGCCAGGTTTTCTATCGTGGCCAGAATGTCGTCCCGCGCCTGGAGGCTCTGGTAAGCCGCGCCGTCTTCCGTGAAATCTCGGAGGCGCAGCAATGATCGAACTTCACAGCCTCGAAGCCGAGCACGGCGTGATCGGTGCAATGCTCAAGCAGCCGCACCTGATCGACGTCCTGAGTGATGACCTGTCGCCCGAAGCATTCGCCTACGCCGACAACGCTGACCTGTACCGCCTGATCATGGAGCTGCACAACGACGGCGAGCCGGTAGACGCGATCACTCTTGGCGACCGCATGGCTGAGCTGCCAAGCGGAACTCGGACCACGGCCTATGCCGGCGAAATTCAGTTCAACACCCCGTCCGCTGCCAACGCGAAGACCTACGCGAAGATCATCCGCGACCGCGCCGTGGCTCGCCAGATCGTCGCCGCCGCCGAGCGCATCCACGAGATCGCCCATGACCAGGCGACCGTCGAGGACAAGATTGCGCAGGTGCAGTCGACCATTCTGGCTCTCGGCACCGATGGCGGCGACGCTGAGTGCCAGAGCATGGCCGACATGTGGGCCGAGCACATCGAGGTGCTGCAGGTTCGTTTGGATCGTTTCGCCAAGGGCGAAGCAATGGACGGGCTTGGGACTGGTATCCCTGACCTCGACAAGTACACCCAGGGCATGAAGCCGGGCCAGATGATCGTCGTTGCTGGCCGTCCTGCCATGGGCAAAACCACCCTGGCCATGAACATCGCGGCAGACGTCGGCATCAACCAGCGCAAGCCGGTTGCCGTCATCAGCCTGGAGATGAGCAAGACCCAGCTGATGGATCGCCTGCTCGCGGCGGTCGGAGGCATCCCGCTGCCATCCCTGAAGACCGGCGAGTGCAGCAACGACTACAGCACCGAGCTGGCGGCTGCGGGCCTGAAGCTGAGCCGGTCGCCAATCGTCGTATCTGACGTGCCGGTCATGACCATGGCGCGCATCCGCTCCATCGTCCGCCGCCAGAAGCATCGCATGGGCGGCATGGGCCTCGTGGTCATCGACTACTTGGGCCTGGTCGAGGGCGAGGGCGCCGGCCGGACTGAAGACGTAACCGTCATGTCGCGCCAGATCAAACTGCTGGCCCGCGAGATGGAGTGCCCCGTAATCATCCTGTCCCAGCTGAACCGCGGCTGCGAGTCCCGCCCGGACAAGCGCCCTGTGCTTTCCGACCTGCGCGAATCCGGCGCCATCGAGCAGGACGCCGATATCGTGATGTTCGTGTACCGGGATGAGGTTTATCACCCGAACACCCAGGACAAGGGAATCGGCGAAATCCTGATCCGCAAGAACCGTGACGGCGAAATCGGAACTGTCCCGACCGCCTTCCAGGGCGACAAGTCCCGCTTTGTCCCGCTCGCCGCGCACACCCGCAGCAGCAACGTCGTCGAGGTGAACTTCTGATGAGCCAGTACGCAGAGATTCGGCGGCTAGCCGAGCAGGAAATCGCCCTCCGTGGCGGGACTGACGAGAACGCCCGCATCGAGTGGTGCAACGCAGTCAAGGCGCTGCGCAAGGCCGTACCGGACTGGTCGGCTGTCGTGGTTGAGCTGGTGAATGAATTGGACCGTGCTGACGGAAGCACCCAGCGCGGCGTAGGAGCACGGAAATGAGCGACTTCATGGAAATAACCGAAGCCTTCCACCAGGCCCGCACAGCCCCCGACGTAACAGACCGCGCCTCTGGCCTAGAGGAAGCGGATCGTATAGGTGGCGTGGCGATGGTACAGGCCAGGCTGCAGGGCGATGGCCGTCCGGACTGCCTGGATTGTGGCGAGGACATCCTCCCAGCTCGCCGCCAGGCCGTGAAGAACGCCGTGCGCTGCAAGGAATGCCAGGACGACCACGACAAGCGGGAGGCGCGCCGTGTATGAGCTTTCTCTATTCACGGGCGCTGGTGGCGGCCTGCTCGCAAGCCACCTGCTCGGCATCACTCCTGTCTGCGCAGTCGAGCACGACGAGCACTGTCAGCGGGTACTGGTCCAGCGACAAAACGATGGAGTCCTCCCGCCGTTCCCCATCTGGGATGACGTTCGAACGTTTGACGGCCTACCGTGGCGCGGAATTGTTGACGTCGTATCTGGAGGCTTTCCCTGCCAGGCCTTCAGCACTGCCGCTGCTGGACGCAACAACGCTGAAAACCTTTGGCAGGAGATGCGCCGGATCGTGGCAGATGTCGCTCCCCGGCTTGTCTTCGCCGAAAACGTCGCCGAGCGAGCAATTGAAGAGGCCGGACGCGACCTCGTTCGCATGGGTTACCAAGTCCGAATGCTTCCCCTGTCCGCGGCAGACCTGGGTGCTGACCACGTTCGGCAGCGCTACTGGCTACTTGCACACGCCGACGACCAAGGCGAACTACTGCGCCGATTCAATGCAGAAGTGGCCGGCCGCGCGCGAGTTCCGGCGAGTGTTTGGGCGTCCGAGCCCGGCATTACACGAGTGGCTGATGGGATGGCCGGAAGGGTGGACCGATACCGCGCCTCTGGAAACGGGCAAGTGGCAGCAGTGGCTTACGCAGCATTCGTTGAGCTCGCTGCCAGCTTTGAAGGAGGCCGCGTAAATGGCTGAGAAGATCCGCGTCTCGCATATCGGCGAGCTCTCCCAGGTCAACGCAGCGATCCGTGCAAAGGGCTTCCCTTGCACGGTGACCATCACCGGCGCCAGTCGATCGCTTCCGCAGAACGCGCTGTTCCACAAGTGGTGCGAGGAGATCGCCCGCTTCTTTGTGAGCATGGGCAAGACGACCTTCGCAACCGGCGCCGCCATGGACCGGGACAACGTGAAGCGCAACCTGAAGCAGACCTTCCTCGGCGAGCAGCTGGTCCAGGACATCAACCTGAAGACCGGCGAGATCACCGACCGCTACGAGCTCAAGCACACCAGCGAGCTCGACAAGGGTGAGATGCACGCCTTCATGACCTGCATCGACGCCTGGGCTACCGAGCACGGCATCTACCTGCCGCACCCGGAGGATTCCGAGTATCAGCGGATGAAGATCGAGTTCGGGGAGGCTGCTTAATGGACAAGTTTCACTCAAAACACACGCCTATTGATCGCGGATATCCAAGTCTCTGTTGGATATGGACTGCGGCAAAAGATAAAGACGGCTACGGCCAGTTTGCGCTGCATAGGCAGGTGAATGCGGCTCATCGCGTGGCATGGCTTCTCCGTCATGGCTGGCTGCCGCCATATCCGGAGAGTGAGCTGGACCACCTGTGCCGGAATCGCGACTGCGTAAATCCGGAGCATCTGCAGGTCGTTAGCCACAGAGAAAACAGCCTCCGTAGTGAGAGTTTTGCGGCACTGAACGCAAAAAAAACCGTTTGTGCGAAGGGCCACGAATACAGCGAAGAGAACACTTACATCAGACCTAACGGATCAAGAGATTGCCGCGCATGTATCCGTGACCGAGTGAGGCGTTACAAGGGTAAGGGGGCTACGGCATGAAGCAAACCAAGCTCACCAAGGCCGCGCGCGGTCGCGATTGTATGGTCAGGCTCCCTGGCTGCCCCAACAACACCGAAACGACCGTCCTCGCGCATTACCGCCTGGCCGGCACCTGCGGCGTAGGCATCAAGCCGAACAACCTTCAGGGCGCATGGTGCTGCGACTACTGCCACGGCGTATGTGATGGCCGGATCAAGGCGCCGGAAGGCTGGACCCGTGAAGACATCCGCCTGGCTCACGCTGAGGGCGTTATGCGGACGATCGACATCCTGGTTCGTGAGGGAGTGGTCGCCGCATGAAGACCTGCCCCGTAGACGCCACCCACAAGACCACCGGCTACAGCCCTGAGCAGACCCTGTACTGCCACGACTGCCGCAAGGAACACCCCTGGCCGCTAAAGCCCGGCCAGCTCCCCCTGATCGCAAACAACAGAGCCACAAGGAAGCCGCAATGACTGACGAAACCAAAAAGAAAGACACCTTCGGGAATTGGCTGATCCACGTTGCTCTGTGGCTTGCCGTGGTCCTGTTCGCGATGAACCAAGGCAGCCAGGTTGCTGACGCTCATAGAAGCGAGCGATTCACCCTTAGGGCCAGCGAAGGCGTCGTCTGCGTCGTCGTCGTGGAAGGACGCACCCAGAGCATGCAGTGCTTTGATGCGGAGGATGAGGAATGAAGGCCCATCAGATCCTTGAAGCCGGCCTTGGCCACATGAAGGACCGATCTGCCACCTACGACAAGCCAGCCGGCGAGCGGAGCATGGGCGCCACGGTTGACGCCTTCCGCGCAATCACTGGCCACGACCTGACAGAAGAACAGGGCTGGCTCTTCATGGGGCTGCTCAAGATGGTTCGCAGCCAGCAAGGCGGGTTCCGTGCTGACAACTACGAAGACCTGGCCGCATACGCCGGGCTGCAAGGTGAGGCCGCATGGGCTGAGCGCACGAATCAGGACTTCGGCCAGCAGAACACCATCGACTGCCGCACTCCCGAAGAGAAGGCGGAGCAGGCATGAAGATCTCGCGCATCGATGTGATTGGACAGAACGGAAACGATGGGGCGGCCTATGACGGGTTCGGTGCGGAATGGCTCGCACAATCTGGCCTGCTTGACGATGACGGAGCGACAGCTGATCGAAGCGGACAAGAAAGCGTGCTGGATCCGGTGGAAGTGTCACGGCCTGCCGGAAGCGGAGAAGCAGAAGCTCGGGCCTCAGCTGCTGGCAGCTGTTCCGGAGAGTGCGCGACCTGCCGTACGGAACGCTCTAGTGAGGAGGGGAAGTAAATGAGCAAGCCGGGCCGGCTGATCTATGGAGTAGGTGTCAATGACTACCCTCACCCAGTTTCTGCTGAAGGGATAGTCAATGGTTGTCGCAAGCGAGTTTGGCGTTGCGATTTTTATGAGGCGTGGACTCACATGTTGGCCCGCTGCTATTCGCAAAAACTGCATGAGAATCGGCCCACCTACATTGGGTGCACGGTTGCTCCGGAGTGGCATCGATTTAGCGTGTTTCGCGAATGGATGATGGCGCAGGAATGGCAAGGAATGGACCTGGATAAGGACGTCTTATGCCCTGGAAATAAGGTTTACAGCAGCGAGACCTGCGCTTTTATTCCTCGAAAGCTGAACCTTTTTCTAAGTCTCAAGCAGTCGCAGCGCGGACAGTTTCCGGTTGGCGTCCTCTTAAACAAGGCGAAGGATGGGTTCGAGTCACAGTGCCACAACCCGTTTACCGGTAAGCGGGAGCATCTCGGTCGATTCGCTTCGGCAGAGAGTGCGCACGAAGCTTGGCGATCAAGAAAGCATGAGCATGCTTGTAGATTCGCAGACATGCAAAAGGATCCGCGTGTAGCTCATGCGCTACGGCTCCGGTTCGCGCCCGGCTTTGTTGAGCAGGTGGAAGCGCTGAAGGCGAGGGGGAGTAGATGACTGCCGCTCGCCGCATGCAAGCCCTGGGGCGCCTCCCGGTCGGCCAGCTCAATAAGACCGAGGAGGCATACCGCCAACACCTAGAGGCCCGCAAGTTCGCCGGGGAGATCGCTTGGTATCGCTTCGAGGGTATCAAGCTGCGCCTGGCCGACAAGACGTTCTACACGCCTGACTTCGCCGTGATGCTGGCCGATGGGTCGATGGAACTTCACGAGGTCAAGGGCTACTGGCAGGACGACGCTCGAGCAAAGACAAAGATCGCCGCCGACCAATACCCGTTCCGCATCATCGCCGTAACCGCCAAGACCAAAAAGGCGGGCGGCGGCTGGGCAATTGAAGAATTCTGAGGGGGAATCGAATGCTCGCATGTCCGAAGTGCCTGAACACAGGCAGCAGACTTCACTCATACCGCGGCACTAATCGCCGCCTGTGCTGCACCGGATGCGGGCACATCTACAACGAGACGCGCGGCATCGATATGCCGGAACTGGAAGGGAAGGCCGAGACCTACGTCATCACCGCAGCCGTGAATGCTACCAAGGTGCACTCGGCATTCCTCAAGACGCTGCAGCTCTATTGCTCCCTGCGTGGCGCCCGGCTGATCGTGATTCCCATGCGCTACAAGAACCCGACTCGCCGGGATGAAGTGGCCGATGATGACTGGTGGGATGCACGCCTGTTGCCGTACATCACCCACGAGCGGACCAAGATTGCCCCCGGGCTGGTCGTGCTGGCGGATATCAAGATCCAGCCGACCGCCGTCAAGCCGCTGCAGGGCTGGCTGACCGTCTCCGGCCGTGACTCTGCCATCCTGGGGCACACCAAGATCGCGCTCGAGTCTGTCGCCACCCGCATGGGCGACCCGGCCAAGCTGGTACTGACCACTGGCGCCTGCACCGTTGAGCAGTACAGCGACACCAACGCCGGCAAGAAGGGCGAGTTCCACCACACGCTCGGCGCCGTAGTGGTCGAAGTGGACGGCCCGCGCAACCATATCCGCCACATCTGCCCGATGAAGGATGGCAGCTTCATCGACCTCGACACTAAGTACACCGCCAAAGGGCCTGAAAAGGCGCCACGCGCTGAAGTGCTGACGATGGGCGACATCCATGCAGAGATGGCAGACCCAAGCGTCACGGAGGCCACAAGAGCCCTTGCCGCGCTGATCCAGCCGAAGCACCTGGTTCTGCATGACGTGCTGAACTTCGGATCGGCCAGCCATCACAGCAAGTTCTTCGAGAAGTTCAAGCGCCACGTAGAGGGCACCTCGAGCGTGCTGCATGAGCTGAAGAAGACCGCGCGCCACGTCGACGACCTGGCATCGTTCGCCGATCAGACGATCATGGTCAACTCCAACCATCACGACCACTTCACTCAGTGGCTCGAAAAGGCCGAGAACGCCAACGACCTCGAGAACGCCATCGTCTTCCACGAGACCAAGGCCGTCATGCTCAAGGCCATCGCTGACGGCGACTACTGCGACCCGTTCCGGTACTGGATGGACTGCCTGATGGAGCGGGGCGATCGGCTCAAGTGGCTGCGGCCTGACGAGTCGTTCATGCGCTTCGGGATCGACTTCAGCAACCACGGCCACCGCGGCCCGAACGGCGCACGCGGCAGCACCCAGGCATTCGCCACCGTAGGGGCCAAGGTCACCCACGGGCACGGCCACGGTGCGCGGATCATCGACGGCGCCCACTCGGTCGGTACCAGTTCGCAGATGAACATGGGCTACAACGCCGGATCGCTGAGCAGCTGGACACACTCGCACGACATCACCTACGCCAACGGCAAGCGGACGCTCATTCACTGCGTAGGCGGTACCTTCTTTCGCCGCGATGCGGCAGCAGCACGGGGAGCAGCAGCATGATCTATCAGAACGTGGTTTCCGCAGTAGTCCGGGCGCTGGCGAGCGAAGTGATCAACTCGGCGGGTGGCTGTGACTTTCAGCCGAAGGTGCAAGCCGCCCGGGTGCCGGGTGCCATCTGCGGGAAGGAAGAAGCCTTTCTCACAGACTGCTGGGTACATGGCCGCCTGCACAAGGCGCTGCCGGTCGGCCTGTGGCTGGCTCTCGTCGCCAAGTACAGCACTCATCTGGAGCGCAAGCACGACGCAATGATGGCGCTGGCCGGCTCGGTGAAGTCGCCAGCACCTGGCCGGTTCATCCAGTGCGCCGTAGCCACCTGGGCATTCCCGAAGCTGCCCGGCGCGGAAGGGAAGCGCAGCACCGTCGTGATGGCTGCAGGCTGGTACGACATCAACAACTGGGACACTGACGGCCGCCCGCAGAAGACACTGGAGCGGTGGCGCCGGGATATTCGCCGTGACTTGGAGCGCCAGGTGGATCAGGCGCTTGTAGAGGCGCACGAGATCCTGGCTCGCGAGGGGCTGATCCTGGGGGAGGCGGCGTGAAGCATCCCGACAACCCGAACCACGCAAACGGAACGTGCGAGGCATGTGGCGGGCCTTGCGCGGTATACGGATGCCGCTACTGCCCGGCCTGTTATGAGACGGAATCTGCCAAGGATCGAGAAGAATTTAGGGCGAGCCGGCAAAAGCATGAAAAATCTCGCAATGTCCTATTGCATCCGGTGAGCCAATGAGCCATCCTATGCCTATCTTGGTCATTTCACGCGTTGAGATGTGCAAGATCGCTCAATTCGTGATCGGGTTGGGTTTTGCTTCCTCAGGGTCCAGTTTCCGAGGCCGGCCCTTTGGTTAGCGTCAGTGTTGCTGAACCTCCTACGGTTTGGTTTTTGTGTGTGGTTCGGTCGCCTAACTTCTTCCACGCACAACGATTCACAGAAAGCCCCAGCAGAAATGCCGGGGCTTTTTCGTTCCTTCCGACCACTGAGTCGGTTTTTTTATGCCGATTAGAAAGCCAATCCGCGCTTCAGTCGGCAATCAAATACCAGTTTCGGGCGCTAAAGGCCGTTTGAATGGCTCGCCACCATGCGCCCAACCCTCTTCCGGCCCCATGCCTGCCTCCTTGCTCATAGGCGGATCGCACGCGCATGTGAGGCCGGACCAATCACCAACGAGACGAACATATGCCCGACACCCACTCCGATGCCGGCCGCAATCAGGCCGAGCGCCTGGGTGCGCTCGAGCAGAACATGCGGCTCGCTCTATGGCGTCTCGACCACTACGAGCAGAAGCACGAGAACATCCCCCAGCGGGTCGACCGTCTGGAGCTGATCGCGCAGAACCAATCCAAGCTGCTCGAAACCCTGTCCTCTGATGTAAAGGGGATGGGCATCAAGGTCATGTACGGCCTAGGGGCAGCGGGCGCAATCATCGCGGTCATCAACATGGTCGGGCCTCACATCCTGCGCATGGTGCTGCAATGAACCTCATCCCCGAATGGCGCAAGTGCTGGCGTCTCACCAGTGTGCAGCTCGCCATCATCACCGCAGTGCTCAACGCAGCAGCCGGTGCATGGGTAGCGTTCGAAGGCCACATCAACCCCGTCGCATGGGCCAGCGTGAACATGATCCTCGGCGTGGCAATGGCTATCGCCCGGGTGGTGTCGCAGCCGAAGGTGACTGGCAATGAGTGAAGAATACGACGGCCTTATCGACGGATGGGAAGACTACGTCGGGTTCGGCGAGGGCGTGAGCGTCGAGACGATATGAAACGCCCCCTCGCAATCCTGATCATCCTCTACCTCACAGCATGCGTATGCCTGATGGTGGGGATGGAGGCGTGGAAGGCTGCGAGAAAGGAGTGGCAGCGATGACTAAGCAAAAGGCGGATGCTCCGAGGCCGCCTCCTGTTCGGTTGGTATGCCTGGCTTGCGGTGACATAACCAGCACAGGCAAGCACACGCATCTGCTTTGCCGGTTCATTGGGTGGCTACAGAGGTAGCTATGCCTATACGCCCATGCCGGATGTGCTCAGAGCCTGGATGCAAGAATGTTTCCTCGCCTGGCTCGCATAGATGCGCGTCGCACAAGGCCGCGGCAGATGCTCGGAGGATTGATGGCCGAAAGGAAGTCCATCGCGAGTACAACCAGCGAAGGGATGAGTCCGACAGCTTCTACAAGACCGAGCGCTGGAAGAAGCTGAGCGCCTACTACCGAAAGCATCACCCTGTGTGTGAGTGCTGCAACGCCGCAGCAAGCGACATCACCGACCACATCAAGCCATACAAGACTCACCCGGAGCTTGGGCTTGACTGGGATAACCTGCGAGCCCTGTGCCGGCCATGCCATAACCGAATAGGCGAGCGCGTCGGCCTCCAGGCGGATTCCAGCAGCCGGGGGTAGGGTGGGGGGGAGGGCGGGTTGAAAGTCTGGCAAAAATCGAATCCCGAACGACGGGGGGAGCCAAATTTTCACACCGTCAAAATTCACATTCCAAAATTTGAGGTAGCGAGATGGCCCGTAAGCCAACCGCTCCGCACCTCAAGGTCCTGCAGGGCACAAGCCGACCGGATCGTGAAGTGCCGGACGCCCCTGAATACGATTTGATCGAAGAATTTCCCGAGGCGCCAATTCACCTGAACCCTGACGGCGCTGAGATGTGGAATCGCCTAGGGCCGCAACTGGTAGCCGCGCGCGTGCTGCAGGTTGTCGACCTGTTCTCTCTGGAGCAGCTGTGTTTTTCCTGGCAGCGGTTCCGTATGAAGGCCAAGGCTGGGATGGAGATGACCGCCGCGGAAGATACGGCGCTTAAGGCGCTGTTCTCTGAATTTGGCATGACCCCGGCCAGCCGCCGCAAAGTTGCTTCTGGTGGAGAGAAGCCGACTGGAAACAAGTTCGCGTCCAACGGAAGACCACAGAAGGCATAGCGCTATGGCAAACGGTCGCGATTACGTGAAGATCGCGACCGACTACGCCAAGGGCGCGATTGCTGACAAGAAGCGCAAGAAACACGGCAAGCTGATTCGCCAGGCCGCCCAGCGATTCCTTGATGACCTGAAACGTGCCAAGCGAAAAGACTGCCCGTTCATATTCGATCCATGGCACGCAAACGATCCATGCGACTTCATTGAGAAGCTGCCGCACGTCGAAGGGAAGTGGGACAAGCCAGAAATCGTGATGCACCCGTCACACGTTTTTTTCGTGGTGCAGCTGTTCGGCTTTCGAAAGCGTGAAGGGGCACAAATAGAGGGTTGGGGTTATTTCCGGCCGCGCCGGTTCACCTCCGCCCTGTTTGCGGTGGCTCGGAAAAACGCGAAGTCCACGCTCTCATCCGGGATTCTCCTGTACTGCCAGTGCTGCGAGCCGGAAGAGGGGGCGCAGGTAATCAGCGCGGCTACTACTTTTCCGCAGGCATCGATCATCTTCAACACAGCGAAGCGGATGGTCGAGAAGACTGCAGATTTGCGTGAAGCATTTGGTCTGGAGGTTTGGGCGAAGGCGATCAGTCGCGCCGAGACGGGCGCAACCTTCAAGCCAATCCATGCCAAGGCTTCGACTCAGGATGGCCTGAACCCTTCGCATGTTGGGCTGGACGAGATCCATGCTCACAAGAGCGCTGACCTGCTCAACGTCCTTACATCCGCAGCCGGTGCGCGCAGCAACCCGCTATGGCTCTACACGACGACCGAGGGTTACACCAATCCTGGGCCATGGGCAGAGCTTCGGATGTTCGCCAAAAAGCTACTGGCTGGCCTGTTCGGCACCACTGCCGACCACTTTCTGGTGGTGTTCTACGCAGTTGACGAGGAAGACAAGTCGGCAGGCATCAAGGCGGACGAAGAATTCGACGAAAAGGTCTGGATCAAGGCCAACCCGCTGATGGACGTGAACCCGCACCTGATGGCGGCGATCAGGAAAGAGGCGGTAGAAGCCAAGCAGATGCCGTCGAAGCTGGCCGAGTTCCGCATCAAGCGGCTCAACCGGCCGGCATCCACCGCTGACGGCTGGATTGACCTGAACAAGTGGCAATCATGCAACGGCCCCGTCGACCTTGAGTGGCTGCGTGGGTATCCATGCTGGGGTGGTCTTGACCTCGCCAGCACGGCAGACATGTGCTCCTTCCGATTGGTCTGGTTGGTCGACGGTGTTTACTACACCTACGGCTGGCGCTGGGCTCCGGAAAGCGCCGTCTCCTACCGGACTGAGCGTGGCACCGTCCCGTATCAGTCGTGGGTCGAGTCGGGTTTGCTCAAGCAAACAGAAGGCAACGTCACTGACTACGGCGTCATAGAGAAAGACGTTCGCGCAATCTGCGAAGACTTCAATGTCCAGCTGATTGCCTATGACCGATGGAATGCAAGCGACCTGGTAAACCGGCTGGTTGAGGCTGAGCTGCCGATGGTCGAGTTCATCCAGGGGCCGCGCTCCTATCACCCTGCTATGCAGACTCTTGAGCGTGCCTACATCTCCGGAAATCTTGCTCACGGCGGCGACCAGATTCTGAACTGGTGCGCTTCCAACCTGATTGCCAGGCGCGATGACAACTTGAACATGGCTCCGGACAAGAAGCGCAGCGCCGACAAGATCGACGACATGGCAGCTCTGTTGATGGCGATCGGTGTATCAACCGTCGAAACCGAAGAAGCGGATGACGACGATTTCATGAACGCAATACGGGATCCACTGATCGCATGAGCGCACTGACTGCATTTCTGCTGGCATCGCTGGCTGGCTTCGGCTTGCTGTGCGCGGGGGTCTGGATGCTGGCCGGCACCGCCTGGGCGCTAATCGCCGGATCTTGCTCCATGTTCTGCATTGCTGGATTTATCCGAAGAGGGATGACAGATGAATAAGTCCCTTCTGCGGACGATCTCCAGGTCTGCCGCTAGACCATCGGCTGGGCTGAGTGAATGGCTCGGGAAAACGATTCGGCTTTCAGACGGGGCATTCTGGGGGCAGCTCATTGGCGGGCAGTCCAGCTCAGGTAAAAGCGTGAGCGTCGATACTGCAATGCGGGTTTCTGCGGTGTGGGCTTGCGTGCGACTGATTGCCGAAACCATTGCAACGCTGCCTCTTGGCCTGTACCGGCGCCTTCCAGACGGAAGTCGCGAGATGGACACCAGCCACCCGCTATACAGCGTACTGGCGGTTTCGCCCAACGAGCACATGAGCCCGGTTCAGTTCTGGGAGGCGATGCTCGCGAGCATGCTTCTGCGGGGAAATGCGTTCGCGCAGATTCATCGGGCTGCTGGCCGGGTGGTAGCGCTGAGCTTCTTACTCCCGCACCGTATGCGGATGGTCACTGAAAACGGAACCATCCGGTACTTCTACAGCTTCAGCGACGGAGAGCGCGAACTGCTCGCGAGTGAGGTGCTGCACATCCCGGCTTTCTCACTCGACGGCCGCATTGGTCTTTCTCCGATCAGCTATGGCGCCGACATCATCGGGTCGGCCATGTCGGCCGATGATGCGGCTAATGGCACATTCAAGAACGGCATGATGCCAACGGTAGCCTTCAAGGTTGACCGTGTGCTGAAGCCTGAGCAGCGGGACGAGTTCCGCAAGTACGTCGAGACCGTGAGCGGCGCGATGAACGCCGGGAAATCCCCGGTGCTCGAGGCTGGCGTTACTCCCGAGTCGATCGGCATCAATCCGGCCGACGCGCAATTGCTCGAGACGAGAAGCTGGAGCGTTGAGGAGGTTTGCCGGTTCTTCCGTGTTCCGCCTTGGATGGTCGGGCACACCGAGAAGAACACCAGCTGGGGCTCCGGCCTTGAGCAGCAGGTCATTGGCTTCCTGACGTTCTCCCTAAGTACCTGGTTGCGCCGCATTGAGAAGGCCGTACTCAAGCAGCTGATGTCGCCAGGTGAAAGGCTTACGCACTACGCGGAGTTCGCCCTGGAAGGCCTGTTGCGAGCCGATAGCGCCGCGCGCGCTTCGTTCTACAGCACGATGGTCCAGAACGGCATCTACACCCGCGACGATTGCCGCGTCCGTGAAAACTTGCCGCGCCGCGGTGGGAACGCGGACGTGCTAACGGCGCAGACAAACCTCGCACCACTCGACGCGCTGGGGCAATCCAGCGACGGCCAGGCCGCACGCGCAGCCCTGCAGAACTGGCTAACCGCCGATCTCCCCAAGGAGTAATCCATGCAACTCAAAATCCAGGCTCGCGGCCTTCGCAGCGAGCTGAGCCCGCGTGCGCTCGAAAAGTGGAATCCGGCTATCCAGGCCGCAGTAGAAAGCACCTCCGACACCATCACGATCTATGGCGTGATCGGTGAGGACTGGTACGGCGATGGCGTAACCGTGAATCGGATTGACGCTGCGCTGCGCGCCATCGGTGAGCGAGACGTCACCGTGTATATCAATTCGCCCGGTGGCGACATGTTCGAGGGGATCGCCATCTACAACCGCCTCCGCGAGCACACCCACAAGGTGACCACGAAGGTGCTCGGCATGGCGGCCAGCGCAGCCTCGATCATCTATCTCGCCGGCTCTGAACGCCAGGTCGCAAGCAGCGCCTTTCTGATGATTCACAACTGCTGGACGGTGCTCGCCGGGAATCGCCACTACCTGCGCGACGTTGCCGACGACATGCAGGAATTCGACGCTGCCATGGCCGACCTCTACGCCGAGACGAGCGGGCAGGCAGTAGCGGACATGGCCGAGATGATGGATGACGAGACGTTCATCCGCGGCAAGCGCGCCGTCGAGCTTGGCTTGGCTACCGGACTGCTGTCTGCCGACGAGGTTGCTGAGCGCGATACCGAAGAGAGCCGGCAGAACAACGCGCTGAAAGCGATGGACGTGGCACTGGCAAAAGCCGGAATGCCGCGATCCGAGCGGCGCGAACTCTTCGCCAGTTTCAAGTCCAGCACGCCTCGCGCTGCTGGCGGGAGCATGCAAAACGCTGCTCCGACCGACAAGCAGAACGCTGTCGCGCCTGACCTCACCGCGTCGCTGAGCGCGGCAACCACTCTTCTCCAAACTCTGAAAGGTAACTGACCATGGACTTTGAAGCCCAGGTAAAAGAACTCAACTCCAGCCTGAAAGGCATCGGCGACCAGATCAAGGCACAAGCCGAGGCCACCCAGAAGGAAATCGCCCGCACTGGCGAAATGCACGCGGAAACCCGCGTGAAGGTGGACGAACTGCTCAGCAAGCAGGGCGAGCTCTCTGCGCGCCTGCAGGAAGCCGAGCAGAAGCTGGTCAACGCCAGCAATGGCGGCCGCAACCAAAGCGAGCGGCAGAAGTCTGCCGGTGAACTGGTAGTCGGCAGCGACCAGATGGAAGGCGTCAACGCCTCTTTCCGCGGCTCCCGTCGCGTGTCCGTTCCGCGCGCAGCCATCACCTCCGCCCCGGCTTCTGGTGGCGCCCTAGTCGGCGCTGACCGTCGCCCGGAAATCATCATGCCGCCGGAGCGTCGCCTGACCATCCGCGACCTGATCGCGCCGGGGACCACCGATAGCAACGCCATCGAGTACGTCCGCGAAACCGGCTTCACCAACAACGCCGCCGCGGTGGCTGAAGGTGGCGCTAAGCCGTACTCGGACCTGGTATTCGAGCTGGTCAACGCGCCGGTTCGCACCCTGGCCCACCTGTTCAAGGCAAGCCGTCAGATCCTCGATGACTCGTCTGCGCTGCAGAGCTACATCGATGCCCGCGCGCGCTACGGCCTGCTCACCGTCGAAGAGCAGCAGCTCCTGTACGGAAACGGCACTGGTGCCAACCTGCAGGGCCTGATGACCCTGGCAGAGACCTACGCGGCTCCAGGCGGAATCGTGGTGACCGGCGAGCAGCGCATCGACCGCCTGCGTCTGGCTCTCCTGCAGGCTGAACTCTCCGAGTTCCCCGCGGACGGCATCGTCCTCAACCCGATCGACTGGGCTGCAATCGAGCTGACCAAGGACGGTGAAGGTCGTTACATCGTCGGCCAGCCGCAGGAAGGTACCGCCGCCCGTCTGTGGAATCGTCCGGTCGTGGCTACCCAGGCCATGCAGCAGGACGAGTTCCTGACCGGTGCGTTCCGCCTCGGCGCTCAGATCTTCGACCGCATGGACGTCGAGATCCTGATCTCTACCGAGAACGACAAGGACTTCGAGAACAACATGGTGACCATCCGCGCCGAAGAGCGCCTGGCGTTCGCTGTGTATCGCCCGGAGGCCTTCGTGACCGGTGCTCTGACCGTCACTCCGTAAGCCACCATAGGCGCCCCGCTTGGGGCGCCTTTCAGGAGGATGATTTATGGCTCGCCCAAGAAAAGCCGCGTCTGTGGCTGACTCTTCCAGTGAAACGGTTGAAGCCGTTGCAAGCTCCGAGACAAACCCCTCGGAGGTCACCATCTACCCGCTGCGCTCCTACATGGATGCCGGCGAGATCAAACGTCGCGGCGGGCCAGGTTATACGGTCCAGAAGCGACACGCCGACGCCCTGGTCGCTCAGCGCGTGGCAAGCACCACAAATCCTGACGGCGACAAGTAAGGAGCCATCCCATGCCAATGCCGACTCTCGCAGACCTGAAAACGCACCTGCGTATTCGGCACACGCAGGAGGATGATGACTTGCAGATGAAGCTGGATGCCGCGATTGACCATGCAAGCCAATTCATCGGTCGCTCGATCCCATGGCTAGATGATGAAGGCGTCTCGGTCGACGTTCCGCACAGCGTGCGACTGGCGATCCTGATCATCGCCGCAGAGCTTTATGTCAACCGCGAAGAGGCAATCGTCGGAACCAGCTACACCAAGATCCCGAAAGCAGAAAACATGCTGCACTTCTACCGAGTGGGGCTTGGGGTATGAGAGCCGGAAGACTCGACACGCCGGCCGACCTGCTGAGGCTGGACGCGGATGTGCGGCCATGCGTATTGGATTGGCTTTGGATCGGCATCAGGGCCAAGGACGCCGGCGACGTTCGGGCGCCATCCGGTTTGCGCAATCCTGGAAAGGTGGAAGTGCGGGCATGGTGGGATGATCGCCTGCAGATCGGACGATATCTCCGCGCAGGTGGCAGGCTGCTGCTGATCGATAGCGTACGAGACGTCACGGGCGATCGCGCCGAGGCCGTTATCACCTGTAGCGAGTTGGTAGGCCTTGCTGGCGAGTACCGCCCGCAGGACGGAATCCCGGTTCCGTGTCGGGTTCACCTAACTCATGAAGCGCCGTATCGCGATGAAATGGGGCAGGTGACTGAATACCGCACCAAGGCTGAGGTTGCCCTGATTGAGGTTGGCCGGCCCCAGGTTGACGACCAACTGGTCATCGATGGCGCACGATACTCCGTGATTGCGTATGCCGATGAGACAGACGACGGTGTCGTTCGAGGCCTCTGGCTGGAGACGGTCTGATGCAAGTATCGATCAAGGTGTCCGGCATCGAAATGGCGCAGGCAAGGCTCGCCGAGGTGAGTCGAAAAATTGATCCTGTGCTTCGTGGCGCGCTGAATACGACAGCGAACAAGGCCCGCACCGTGCGCTACGTGAATCCTCTACGCGGCTCACTGATGCCTGTGTTCAGTCGTCGCGCGCTGCGCGTTAAGCGGGCCCGCGGACGGCTAACCAACGCCCGGATCATTCCGTCTAGTTCTGGCGTTCCAGTAACTCGGTACCTTGGATGGGGCTACAGCAAGATCAGCGCGACTCGCGCCCGCGTATGGGTTAAGGGGCCGAACGGGCACAAGGTCGCGGCCGGATTCGTTAACCCGTCCAGCTTCAGCCGAATGCCTTGGAGCACACGCATCAAAGTGCGAGGCGCGCCAAAAGGCTTCTTGTCGCCAGCGCTCGGCCCTTCGGTCGCGTACTGGTTCAAGCAGCTCACTGATGGACAAACCATCCGCTGGACGAACATCTTCCTCCAGCAGGAATTCGAGAAGCGGCTCAGGCAAGAGATCGCCAAGGGGGCGCGATGACAAGAGGAACAGAGCTCTCCAGCGGAATCATTGAGCGCCTACAGACGATAAGCCCAGCAAACGGCTACCACACCAAAGTTGAGCGCGTTTACGGTTTCGGTGAACGCAAGCCAGACAAAGCGCCAATGCCTTACATCCTGGCCCGTATTGCGACTGACGAACTGGAAGAGGCAGTGGGAACAACGGCCTCACGGGCAGCGCGCTATGAAATCGAGGGCGTAATGCCAAGGTCCTCATCCCTGCAGGATCTCCAGCTGCTGCACCACGACATACTGAAAACGCTTGGCACAGGCCAGCTCCCGCATGTTCGTCCCCTTAAGAGCGGATGGCCTTTTGAAGAGGCCGCCGAGTATGAGCCAGACATCGAGGGCAGTACGACGCGCAGCGTCACCAGTTCGATAACCATCCGGTACGTCGAGAAGTACTGACCTAAAACAAACCCAGCAACCCGCCATCGAGCGGGTTTTTTTTCACCCGGAGAAAACTCGCATGGCCAACTACGCATACATGGGCAAGGGCATTGTCAGCCTGACGCCTGAGGCTGGCGGCGCCGCCGTCGACGTGGGCAACGTGTCCGCGCTCAGCTTCAACATCAACGAAAACATCATCAGGCTGACGAACTACCGGACGGCTGGCGGCGGCACCTATGCCCAGGTGAACCGCATTGAGTCGGTCGAGTTCACGGCTACGCTGCATGACCTGAGCCCGGAAAACCTGGCGATGGTCCTGTTCGGCACCGTTACCGAAGACACCGTCAATAACACGGCCACCATCGAGGCGCTGACTACTGGCGCGCAGACCTTCGAGATGGTCTTCAACGGCGTCAACGAGGCCGCCACCGGCAAGACCGTTAAGGTCACCGTGCATCGCGCGAAGATCGGCGCCGCTCAAGGCCTCGGCTTCATCGGCGACGAGTTCGCTGCGCTGGAGATCACTGGCGAGGTACTGATCGACACCAGCATCGTAGGTGCCGGCCTGTCGCAGTTCTTCAAGGTCGAGATGGACACCATCGCCTAAGCGCCCGAGTCCAAGCCCATCGGATCGGTGGGCTTTGGCGCGTGCGTTGATACATGGCTTTGAGCTATTATCAGGGTCTCTCTGCAGCGTCTCGACTGCCAGATATACCGCAGATAACCTGCGCATCATTGGCAGAAGTATAATTTCTGCTTAAAAGTACTTAAAAAGTACTTGACCAAATACCGAGCAAGCATCTAAAGTTCCTTCATCAAAGCAGAAGGAGCTACAGAGATGCTACCGAACCCAAAAAGCAGCAATTTCCCATCCGCTTTGCGTAATGCAAGGAAGGCGGCTGGACTGACGTTGACCGAGCTTGCCACACAGGCCGGCATATCCGGCGTCATGCCGGGGCGGTACGAGCGCGGCGAATCACAGCCCACCATGCATACATGGCAAGAGCTGAACAAGGTGCTCTTCGAGGTGGACGACGAGGAAGTAGAGGAGGCGGCGAAAAACCAGGATGTGGGCGAATCTTTGGCCGACGCGACGCTTGAGCAGATCCTGGAGGAGCTGCAGAACAGGGGATTCAACTCCATCACGCTGTCTTATTCATAAGCGGCATGAAACGAAGAGGCCCCAAGCGTTGGCGCGCTTAGTCCTTGCTGTCGCGCCTCACGAAGGTCTTCTTCCTGCGGACACTAAGCCTGCGCACTGGCTCTTCGTGCGAGACGGCATCGGATTCGGTCTCTGTTTCGGACTCGGCTGACTCGTACAAGGCTACCGCTCGAGCAAACAGCGCCAAGATCTGCTCGCCTGTGCTGCCCTTGAGTTGGTGAACGTATTGGTCGTTCAGCTTATCTCTGTCGATAGTGAAGCTCAGTCGGTGCTCACTTGAACCGGAGAAACTGTCCTCAAGTCGAGCAGCGATTTCGGCGTTGAGGGAGCGCTTGTTCAGCTTCGCTGCTTCTTCGAGACGAGCCTTGAGATCAGGCTGCAGCCGCAGTCCGAATGGATTGATGTTCCGCATGGGTTCTTCATTGCTCATGGCTACACACTGTAATCACTTTTACCGTTGACAAGTAGACACACGGTGTTATCGTTACACCGTGTAGTCACTACACGCCAACTAGGACGGAGCCAAATGGACCAAATGACCAGAACTCAGGTTCGCATCCCGCGAGACATTGCGGAGTGGCTGAAGATTCAGGCGCGCGAGCAGAGCCGCTCAATGAACGGACAGCTTGTCGAGCTACTGAAGCAGGCCAAGCGAGTGCAGGCAAATGCCTAAAACGAAGAAGCCCCGACGAGGTGAGAGTCGTCAGGGCTTCAGAAGACGTGATTAATTTCGAGGTCAACCACATGTCAGATTCTAGCACAAGCAAAAACGTTGTCATCCCTTTTGATTTTACCGGGCAGCAGGTTCGCGCACTGCTAATTGGTGACGAGCCTTGGTTTGTCGCGTCCGACGTTTGCGAGGCGCTAGAGCTAGCAGGTCGCCACCGGAACTTCCTTCGCATGTTGGACGAGGACGAAAAGGGGGCTCACATTGTGAGCACCCCTGGTGGAGCCCAGCAGGTGCAGGTGGTTAACGAGTCGGGGCTCTACTCGCTCATTTTCAAAAGCCGCAAAACTGAGGCCAAGCGCTTCAAAAAGTGGGTTACGGCCGAGGTACTTCCGGCAATCCGCAAGCATGGCCGGTACGAAGACGCCGCGGGCACCATGAACAAGCTTTGCGGGGCTCTCGGGCTGGAGCGCTTCCGCGAACTGAAGCGCAGCAAGGTCTCTTTTCTGCCGACGGAGCTGCAGCGCAAGGCAATGGCACGCATTGGGCAGGATCTGAACATTGCCTTCGGCGTGCGCTCCGCTGCTGATATCCCGGCAGACAAGATCGAGGCAGCTTGCACCTTCATTGCCGCCTATGCCTTGGAGGGCGAATGGCTGGCTAAAGAGGCAGTTCCAGCGAATCTGATTGACTTCCGCTGCAGCGTCGAAGACTGGATTGCCCGCAACCCGCTCAGTTTCGGAGGCGTGAAGCAGCCAGGCGCCGACCTGAAGGTAACAGTCACCGACCTGATCCTAGCGGATGATTCGCCGTGCCTGGAGCTGCTCGACAAGATGCACAACGCTGGATACCAGGTTGAGGGCGCCTTCTACGAGTTCCGGTCCTATCAGAACCTGATGCGCCAAATGGACTACCTGATGAAGGCAGCAGGTGGCGCGATCAGCCAGGCGCTCGGGACGCTTGAGCGCGGCCGGATGAAGCCCCAGGAGTACGCTGGCGTACAGGCGGTGGCGGCATGAGCGCTTTGACTGCGGCTCCGGTAACCATGTCGTCGCGTGACATCGCGCAGCTGGTGAAGACCCGGCACGATACGGTGAAACGAACAATTGAGCGCTTGGCAGAGCGTGGCGTGATGACTTTACCGCCATTGGCGGAAAAGCCGTCGACGGGCGGAAGGCCGTCATCTGAGTACCGGGTCGGTAAGCGAGACAGCTACGTAATCGTCGCTCAGCTCTCTCCAGAGTTCACCGCACGCCTAGTGGACCGCTGGCAAGAGTTGGAGGAAAGGGCCGCCCAATCATTGCCGGCCCAGGCGCCAATCGCAGCCCTAGTGGATCTTGCCAGACTGACGCTCGAGCACCTGCCGAACTTAGGCCATAACAGCAAGCAGGCGCTGCTCAGCGTTCTGACCGAGCAGGCGCTCGGGCACAAGGTGATTCCGCTACCAAGGGTTGAGGAGCATCTGATGCCGGCCGGCGAAGTCGGCGCGCTACTAGGCGTGTCGGCCAACAAAATCGGCAGGCTCGCCAATGCGAACGGCCTGAAGGTGGCGCCCTACGGTGAGTTCCGCCTCGACAAGGCCCGGCACAGCTCGAAGCAGGTCGAGAGCTTCCACTACAGCAGCGCAGGCGTTGAGCGATTGCGCGAACTGTTGAGCGTGAAAGCCGCCGCGTAGCATTGCACTTCGCATTCCAGAACCCAGCCAAGCGCTGGGTTTCTGTGCTGGCGCCGTGTTAGATTTCCCTCTCCTATGGGGAGGGAGCCTTATGTTCAGGCTGTTATTGGCTGTGGCGTGTGTTGCTGCGGCCCCTGGTGCTAATGCTGCGCCGGTTTTCAAGTGCGTAGGCGCAGATGGCAAGACCACATTCAGCCAGCACGGATGCGGAGCAGAAAGTACCGGCGCCGTGGTCACGCCGGAAGCCGCCAGGCCGAGCGGTGCCGGCCCTGCAGTGAAATTGGCGACACCTAGCAACGAGCCGCAACGCCCAAGGGCGCGACGCACTTTCAATCACTGTGGCGACCTTACTCAAGTTGATATTGCGTACCTTAATGGTCGAGGCCAAATACAGATCGGCATGACGGGGGATGATGTCCGCCGATCGATAGGTTATCCATCGGAAATCAATAGGGCATCGTATGGGGACCAGTGGGTATATGTGCAGCAAGACGGCTCCCGCCTTTACCTATACATAGATCCTAATGGTTGCTTCACGGCGTGGAATTAAGGAGGGAGCCTTATGCAGTGTCCAGCTTGTAACCACATCCCGCTTGCGGGGAATCAGCCAGACCCTAATCGCTGTCCGGCATGCGGCGTGGAGTATTCCGCTGCAATAAGAAGTCAAATGGAAGCGGCAAAAGCAGCAAAGCAGCGTGAATCTGAGCAAAAGGCTGCCTTTAACTCAGTGGCTCCGAATGTTCGACAAGCCATGGCGTCTTTTAGAGGGGCGCAGCCAGTTGTAGTCCTGGACGTGAATATGAGCTTCGGGTCTATGGTAATTTTTATGATCAAGTGGGCGCTCGCGGCGATTCCGGCGCTCCTGATTCTTTCACTAATAGGCTTCTTCCTGGCTTTCCTTGTAGGCGCGCTAGGACGATAGTTCTAAACTAAACAGAGAGCCCGCCAAGTGCGGGTTTTTTATTGCCTGGAGATTGGCATGAGCGAGCTGAACATCCTTTTCCCTAAGCCGGTAGTCGCAGAGGTTGGCGGCAAGTCAGTCAAGATCTATCCGGTCAAGCTGATGGACTTCGAGCTTTATGGAAAGGAGGCCGTAGCTTTGATGGGCGCGCTAGACCAACTTACCTCGGAAAGACTTCTCAGATATGCGGACGACCATTCGGCGGGCATTCGGCGAGTACTGCTGCGCACCACAAGTCTGACCTGGCTGCAGGTGCGTCGCATTGATTCAGTAACTGCCATCCAGCTTTTTGTTGAGGTCGTGCGGGTAAATTCCGGTTTTTTCGGCGAAGCCCTTCCCGGAATGGTAAGGGCGCTGAGTGGGGCTCTGTCGTCCAGCGCTTGATAGGTTCTGGTCATTCCATGGCGGACATCGAGCGTTATAGCCTGCCGCAAGTTGAGATTTTCCTTGCAGCCATTGACCAAGAGGATCGCGCCGCGAACCGGGTCGCGCTGATCGCTGCGCGTGCGGCGAACGCTAAGCCAGAAGACTTCAAACGCTTACTCAAGGATATCGCCTGATGGCTACAGTCAAGACTCAACTCGTCATCGACGGCAAGAACAACTCCAAGAAAGCATTTGATGAGGTCAACAAGCAGCTCAAGGGCATGAGCACACAGATCGAGACCGCCGGCGTGGCGCTCAAAGGATTGCTCAGTGCGTCCTTTGTGATGGGGGCTGCTAGGCAGTATGCCAACCTTGCCGATCAAAGCAGCCAGATTGCAGCGCGCTTGCGGCTTGCTACGAACAGTCAAGAAGAGTTCAACAAGGCTCTTTCTGAGGTTCGGCGAATTGCCAACCAGAACGGCTCTTCCGTCACCGCTATCACTGAGCTGTATGCGCGACTGTCGCCAGCCCTTCGCGAGGCCGGCCGGAGCCAGACGGAAATCGTTCAGGTTACTGAGGCAGTATCCAAGGCGCTTCGCATCTCAGGTGCTTCAGCTGCGGAGTCTGAAGGCGCCATCACTCAGTTTGCCCAGGCTCTAGGGGCTGGAGCGCTGCGTGGCGATGAGTTCAACAGCATTGCCGAAGCAGCCCCTCGACTGATGAAAGCCCTGGCTGACAGCTTGGGAGTGCCAGTGGGTGCTCTGCGAGACATGGCGAAGGCTGGAAAGCTCACGGCTGACGTAGTTTCCGACGCGCTCATTAAGGAGCTGCCAAAGCTCAGTCAAGAGGCTGAGGAGTTCGGCGAAACGTTTGGATCTGCCGCACAGAAGCTTGAGAACTCGGCGCTACAGCTGGTAGGAGCATTCGACAAGCTGACCGGCACATCGGCTCGCGCCACGAAGTCGATGTCAGAGATGGCCGAGGCCATCAGCAACATCGCGAGCGGCGAAGAACCGTTGCGTAATGTCACCCAGCTTCTTGAGGAGATCGTAAAGCTAACGCCTCAGGGAGCCCTCTCGCTTTCTGGTGGGCAGAAGATTGTTGATGCAGTCGGTTTAGGCGCGAAGAAGGCCGTCGATGAAGTTGTTGCCGCTAGGGAAACCTACCTTCTGCAGCTCGAAATGCTGGAAAAGCAGGAGGTCGATAGCAACATCCGTCGCTTGGCCGAAGAGGAGCGCGCTGCTGCGGAGATCGCTGGCGTTAAATACGACGAAGTCGCGTCGCTACGTGGCTGGGCCCAAGCGATGGGCGAGACGTACGACGAGTTCATCCGCCGAGAGCAACAGCGCCACCAGCTAAGAGCTGCAGCAGAGCGTACCGGTCAAGCGATGGTCAGCGAAGCAAGGCGCGGCGCGCTCGCAGATCTCCAGACTAGTATCGCTGCGCAGCAAAAGGTCCTTGACTCCGAGAACAAGCGCCTACAGAAGGCCCGCCAGAACACTCTAGACATTGAAAAAGAGTTCAACCAGCTCATTGCAGATGTTCGCGGCGGTGCTGCTGGCCCTGCGAGCTATGCCAGTGCCCAAGACGCTTTGATTTCGGCTCGGCAGGCGAAGCAGGCCGGAGATAACAAGCGTGCCATCGAGGAGGCGCGTCGGGCCGGCGAGATCATCAAGCAGATGCAGGCCGACGGCCAGAACTCGTATGGACTTGCTGGAATGGCTGAGGAGCTTGCTCGGATCGCCACGTCTGCCGCCAAACTCGACGAGGTTAGCGTTGAGCAGGAGGTTCAGGCGGTACAAGCCAGGTTAGATGATCTCGCCAAGCAGGCTGAGGCGCTGAAAGTGATCAGTGTCGACGTTGAGATGGATGAAACCAACGTCGAGCAGGTGAAAGCGCGGATGATTCAGCTTGCCGAAGAACTGTCCAAGGTAATGATCATCAAGCCAACCATTGCTGCTCCAGTTGGTGGCGATGTTAGCGCCGGGGCCGAGCCGCAAAAATTCGCCACTGGCGGATATATCAGCGGCCCTGGCACCGGTACAAGCGACAGCATCCCGGCCTATCTCTCCAATGGCGAGTACGTGATCAACGCAGCAGCCGTGCGCAAGCTTGGCAAGCGGCATCTCGACATGCTCAACCGCGGCATCCCGATCCCTCGGTTTGCCGATGGCGGCATGGTTGGGACGGTTGCCAGCATGCAGCCATCCGCTTTGTCTGGCCTTGAAAACTGGGGCAAGGCCACGCTCGTTGATGGTGGCAACCAGTTAGAAGTTATCTTGCCGCGAGACTCTTTCGAAGCCCTGCTCAGTAGGACGGCTCGAAAGCATGGGAGAACTCACTCGTAGCGCATTCTGATATCGGACTGCTAGCATCGAGGTCCACTCCCTCCTGAAGGAAACGGAAATGAATGATGCGGATGCACTGACATTGGTCAACTCTGAGTGCGACTGGATGCTTCAGACGCTGGTCCACAGCGCAAACCTTGGGGTTGAGATTGGCGTAACTCTGACGACTGCTGCCGGTATTGTTACTGGGACGATCATTGGGGGCGCCAAATACATGGATCAGCAGAAGGCGTTACTAGCTGAGCGGTGGGGGACCGACGAGCTGCGATCATCATTTGACGACATATTCAATGCGTGGCGTGAACGTTACGTGCAGAAGGACGATGGGGAGGAGCCTAGCGCGCCGATCTATATCCACCTAAGCAACGCGAAGCTGCTCACTCACGGTCAATTCGTTCCGTCCGACCCCGGAATGCTCTGGCGTGGGAAAATCAACGAAGTGATCGGTTTCAGTATTGGAATCTTGTCAAGAAACTAGTTTCCGCTAGGCCAAACCAGCCCCGCTCGTGCGGGGCTTCGTCGTTTCTGGAGCCTGAGAAATGCCACAACCTCAAATCATGCTCGGCGGCGTGCCGATCGTGCTCCACGCTGGCGCGCCGGTTTTGAGCGAGGAGCCCATTGGCGGCGAAACGTCGATGCGGATGAGCGACGGCGCACTGGTATCGATGACGCATTGGGAGCGCATGTCCGGCTCGATCAGCGGGAACGGCTGGATGCCGCCAGGGCTGCACGGCCTGGACTACAGCCAGCCGATGGAGCTGCGGTCCACGAAGGTGCAGAGCATCGCGGGTGCAGAGCTTGCTTACGCGCTTCGCGGAACGCCGCGGCCGGATGTTGCGCCGTGGGCACAGGCGTTGGTCGGTGACGATTGGGCCAATACGGCCTGCAGCGTCACCGATGGCGTCGCTACCGTTACGTCCGTCGCCGGCGCCACGCTCTACCGCGTGTGCTGGATGCCCATCTACAGCGTGAAGGCCAAGCGGCCGTCAGAAACGCAAGATTCAGGATCCGCCAGCCATAGCTGGTCCATCACCTGGGAAGAAACCTAATGCTCAACGCCTCGCCACTCAACGCCGTGCCGCTGAATGGCGTAGCTGGATCGTCTGTCGAGCCGGAGTACATCGTCCGCGGGCAGTCGTTCGTCTGGACGCTGCGGCTGATGGTGGGCGGGCTCAACCTCACGCCGATGCTCACCGGATCGGTCACCGTTGACCGGGAAGAGGGTGCGGCCGGCATCGCGGGCTTCGATCTGTTCATCGCGCCTGGCGTCGCCGTAGTGCCGCCAGACTGGAAGGGCCGGGCGGTCTCGATCGACTACATCAGCACGAGCCAGGGCGAAACCACCGAAGCGCGCAAGTTCACCGGGCAGATCAGCCGTGCCGACTGGAACCCGGTCAATCGCATCCTGAGCTGCGAGTGCTCCGACCAGCTGCAGCAGCGGGTCGAGGGCATGGCTATTGGGGCTATCGATGCACTGGTCGGCGGGTGGTGGTCGGAAGACCTGTTCGAGCCGGTCGAGGGCCGCAGCCACTGGGACTACGCCCGCGAGCGTATGAGCACGCGCACCGCCAGCCTGGACTGTTCCGCTTACGGCGATCTTCGCGTGACGAGCTGGTACGCCACGGCGCCGCATTTCGTGTTTGGCCCGGGCACAACGCTCTATCAGCAGATCGACCTGCAGCAATCAGACCTTGAGGCGACGACCAATCGCGTCGAGATCGAATTCAGCTACCGCTATCAGCGCCTCTGGCAGCTGAACGAGGGCTACAGCTGGACTCACGTCAACGCGGGCGGCGGTCAAAGCGGGTTCTGTAACTGGCGCGTGTGGGCGACCGAACTGCCTGACACGGACATGATCGCCAGCGCCGTGTCCGGAAGCGGCCAGCAGCTGCTTGGCGGCGTGGGCGGCTACAAGCTGCCGCTGTCCATGGCCAACCCGTGCGGCGATGGCCAGGGCTGGGTCAACACCTTCGACAATCTCTGGCTATCAGCGTCGTTCACTGGCGCCCGACGCTGGGTGCAGACCGTAACCGAGAGCTACAAGCTGGTGCTGTCTACCGCTGCCGGCGAGTCAGAGCTGACGCGCATCGTTCAGCGCGCGGGCTACACCGTGTCGATCGAGCGCGATCAGGCAGAGAACTGGGGCAGCGATCCGATTCGCGGTGGCGGAACTGGCAGTCAGGACCTGTCCGACGAAGGCCGGCGCAGCAATGCCATCGCAACCGCGCTGCGTATTGGTCAGGCGATGATCGTCGGCGCTCACCGTGAGACGACGCTCAGCTGGGATGTCCCGACCAGCATGGCGATGGGCATCGACCTGTGGCACACGCTTGAGATCGCCGACCAGGGCGTTCATGCGGTCGGCAAATGCCGGCGCATCGTCCACCAGTTCGATCTTGGCAGCGGCGAAGCGATCACCTCGCTGAGCATTGCGATCATGCGCGGCGGCGGTGTCAGTGACGCGCTGGCTGTCCCTGCGCAGCCAGATACCAGCCTGCCGCCGTTCACGTCGTCGGCTCAGCTGCTGCTGGGCACACAGCTCGGCGGGCGCCAGGTGGACCCGTACACAGGCTTTCCCATCGGCCCCTATGACGATGATCGGCCAGGCTTCTCGGGCAACTATGACACGAACGACAACATGCCGGCCGAGTTCTACCCGCGCCGATTCGACATCAATACCCGCGAAATCGGTGCTGAGTATCGCGACGAGCGTACCGCCTCGGCCGAAGCGTTCTATCGCGTCGGCATTCCCAACGATTTGCTGGAGCTATGACCATGACCAATGAGGAACGGCGCCGCGCCTCCGGTGCGGCCATGGAAGCGAGCCGCCGCGGAAGTGGTGCCGCGATGGAGGCAAGCCGGAGGGCTAGCGGGGCTGCCATGACCGCGCGCCGGACGGGTAAGAGCGTGGCCGACGACATCCAGTCCCTGGTTCAGCCGCCGCGGCAGGCCAAGCCACTTCCTCGCATCGATCCGGTAGGTGCGTTGCCTGCACAGAAGGGGCGCGGCACGTCATCCGGCCCTGCGACTGGTGGCGCTACCGGCGGCGGCATCGCCAGTCCGTTGATCGAAACGGCAGGGACGCGCGAATTCCACCCGTCGATCCTCAGGGCTTCTACCGACGGCGCAATCTTCTTCGAGGTTCGCGCAGCCAAGAAGGTCACGATGACCGACGCCAACGGCGAGCCGGTCGTTCTGGAGTTCAAGAATGTCAATTCCTGACTTCGTAGCTGGCGAGGAGCTGGTTACCTTCGGCATGCCGTGGCACGGCCTCTACGTCACACCCGTCTCAGGTGCCCGCTACATTGAGCTTGCCAGCGGCCGCAAGATCTACTCGAGCATGTTTGCCGGGCCCACGCCGAGCAACACCTACCTGGTAGACCTTGGCCTTCCGGAGCCAGCGCTGCAGCCATCCGATCCAGAGGCCAGGCTGTGGAACAAGTACATCGCCACCAGCAACGGCAACGCCTCAATTTTCAATGCTTGGGGGCTGAATCTACTCAATCGTCGTGTTCGGGTAGGCAACGAACTGGCGAGTATCTCAATGTCCGCTGTGAATCTCGGGCCAGTTCTTGGGGCTGAGGTTCGAGCGGTTATAAGCCTGAAGGCCGGGCCGCGCTTCCTGGATGTGCGAGCACCGGTTGCGGCACTTCAACAGCTGCCCAACCAATATGGAGAGGCGTTCCTGCTGGACACAACGCCAGACGGGCGCCGCTGGATGTTCGGCATGAGATTCACCAGAAGCTACACCGCCTATCCCTATCAGATTCGCGTGGATCAGGATGCCGATGAAGGAATTGGCGCGATCATCGAGGCGGTTTTTTCAGCTGACTTCACATCCATGACGGTGAATGTGCTTGCCGGCTATACGGCTTGCATAACCGGAACGAACATCAGCGCACAGGACGGCGGACCGTTAACCCAGGCAACGCTCTGGTTGGTCGGTTCGGCTGGGAGCTGGGCAAAGTACGCAGGAGAGGGCGAGCCACCGACTCCGCCCTATCAGCCGATGCTAACCGGGCCTGGAGATGGTCCGTTCAAGTATGCAATCGGCTACGGCCACGGCACCTCGACTGCCACGGCCACCAAGGACCGAGTGATTGGCGGATGGTACGGGCCGGATGGAACGCCGCAGCTTGTAACCATCCGCATTTCCACCAGCCTCACGCTTACCGCGCAAGAGCCCGTATCGCGCGCGGACATGGAGCAGTGGTGGAGCCCATATGTGCGTGACTACCAGTACACCGCACTGGTCAAGATCGGCAACGGCAGCTTCCAGCCATGGTTCACCGCGGGCTACACGGAAGACCAGAACCCGAACGTCACGACGTATTCGCTGCGGTTTTCGTCAACCAACTATTCGAGCGTCGAGACCAATGCCCCGGTGATTCGGGTGCCGTCCATTCATGGCGAAATCATCACGGGCGCGGTCGGTCCTCGACATGACGGGGCGCCACGACTGGCCATGGCGTCGTCCTACGGCAACGCGAACTACGACTTGACCTGGTACGCCGGGCTGCAGTCGAGCAACAAGGTCATTTCGGCCATGGCTCGCTGCATGGGCAACAACCAGTTCGAGTACGTCGCTGGCCCTGCCATCACCCCATCGGGGGTGGACGTTGGCGACACGGCGACCGGAAACCTGATTCCAGGCCACAACCGGTTTGCAAGCAATTTCAGCCAGGCGCTGTGGGATTACCACACCGGCTTTTCGGTCGGCGCCTATAACCCCGTCACTGGCCAGATCAAGCGCGCGCGTCTTGGCGGCGGCTACTTTACCTGGGTGTAATCGATGAACTACGTCAACAACTGGCTCCGGGAGATCACCCTGGAGCAGGGCGCTACGTCGTGCCCGCTCGATCTGCCTGACGGCGAGTACCGACTTACGGTGGCGGATGCTGCTGCCGGCGCTACGCGCTGGGAGATCGTCGACGCGGCCGTTGCTTCCGGTTCGGCTACGCTCACTCGCGCTCGCGAGGGTACCGCTGATCAAGACTGGCCGACCGGGAGCGTCATCTACTGCGGGCTGACAGCCGGTGTGCTTGAGGATCTCCCAGGCACGATATATGGCGAGGGCGACCCTAGGTGGGTCGTGTTCGCGCCGGCAGGGTCGCACTTTGTCGACGAGCTGTCAGGCAGCATTTATTTGTCTGCATACGAGACTGGGGCATGGGCCAGGCTCTTGCTCGATTTTTCCAGCGTCGTTCCCGGTAGCCCATCATCGCTAGCGCTTAACCCGGAGGAGATGACGCTGCTGATCGGCAGTGCCACCACGCTCACGGTCAATTTGTCCGGCTTCGGCCCGTTCTACTCGAACAAGGCATTCACTGGAAGCGGCGCGGATAGGTCATTTGATACCAGTGGGCCGGCGCGTGTTTCCGTTAGCCGCATCGGCCAGACATGGATCGTGATGATCGACGAACTCACACTAATCGAACCAATCGTTTAACGCCGGAGCCGCCATGCAACCCGCCAAACTCGATCTGCACATCGTGCAGGGCTCGACCCTGCGCGACACCCTGCGGCTGATGCAGCCGCGCTACGAATACCGGCCGATCACCGCGCTCGGTGGCTCGCCATTGCGGCTCACCGTAGACCACGGTCTGCCGGGCAACTGGCTGGCCTGGGTCGAAGGCGTCAGCAATATGCAGGGCGTCAACCGCTCGCCACAGACAGAGCGACCGCACCGCGTCACGGTCGTGGATGCCGCCACGCTGGAGATCAACGCGCTGTCGGCGTTCGGCCTCAACCCCAACGGCGGTCAGCTGATCTACAAACCGCCGGTAGACCTGACCGGATCCAAGGCCCGCATGCAGATCCGGGCAGGCCTCGGCGGGGCTCTGCTGCTCGAACTGAACACGGAAAACGGCGGCCTGGCCATCACAGGCCCCGGCACGCTGACGCGCACCCTGAGCGCAGCGCAAACGGCCGCGCTTACGTGGACCGATGGCGTGTACGACCTTGAAGTCGAGTACGCCGACGGCACCGTCCAGCGCTACCTGCAGGGGGCCGTCACCGTCAGCCGCGAGGTTACCACATGAGCATCGCTATCTGCGGTGATCCCGAGGTGCTGGTCATCGAGGCCGGCAGCGAATACGCCGTCGGCCTTGAGCCGGACGCCGAGACGGTCGTCGTAATGGCAGGGGAGCAGGGTCCGCCCGGCGTCAACTCCGCAACGGGCGACTTTTTCCAGGTTGCTAACCGCTTCTCCGAACTCACGACCGAACAAGCCAAGGCCGAGGCGCGCGCCAACCTCGACCTGCAAACCATCGACGGCGGCACTTTCAATTAAGGAATCAAACCCATGGCAACACGCCTTCAGCTGAAACGCGGCATCAAGGCCAACCTTCCCACCTCCGGGATGCTGACCGGGGAGCCGATGGTTACCACTGACCGCGGAACCCTGCACGTAGCGACCGACGCCACAACGAAGCTGCCAGTCGTTCCGGCAATCGATGACCTGGCAACCCTGGCCGCGGTCGATGGCGCAACCGACCTTCTGATCATTCACGACGCCAGCGAGGCGGCCGGGCAGAAGGAAAAGAAGCTCACCTTCAACGCATTCAAGACCGCGCTGAACATTCCAGAGGGGACTGCGGATGAAAAGGTCGCCGTAGTCGCTGGCGGGACTTCCGGCTACCTGTGGGGAACCGATGGCACCGACGGCGTGCTTCGCATGAACGCCTCAATGGCAATGACCAAAGACGCCAGCAATGGCTTCGTCACCCTTGCTGTCGAATTGGTCGACGGCGGCACCTTCTAATTCCGTTCGGAGCCCATCAATATGGCGCGCGTACTCACCAAGAAGTCGACCGTGGCGGCTAAAGTCCCGCTTGCAACCGACCTCGAAATTGGCGAACTGGCGGTCAATACCGCCGACGCCAAGCTATACACCAAGCACAGCGACAACACCGTCAAGCAGCTGGGCATTTCCACAAACGACAGCCGCCTCACCGACGCCCGCGAGTGGACGGCATCGACCGTCACCCAGGCCGAAGCTGAAGCCGGCACCGCCACGACTCGTCGCGCCTGGACCGCCCAGCGCGTGTTCCAGGCCATCGCTGCCTGGTGGGCTGCCAGCGCGATGAAGACGAAGTTGGACGGCATCGCTACCGGCGCCACGGCGAATGCTACCGATGCCCAATTGCGCGACCGCTCGACCCACACCGGCACCCAAGCAATCAGCACCGTGTCCGGCCTACAGACGGCTCTCGACGGTAAGATCAGCACGACCGAGCGCGGCGTGTCTGGCGGCATCCCGACCCTCGACGAGTTCGCCCGCATTCCGGCCAGCCAGTTGCCGAGCTACGTCGACGATGTACTAGAGTTCCAGTCGCTCGCTAACTTTCCCGCCGTTGGAGAAGGCGGGAAAATCTACATCGCCATCAACCAGGGTACGGCCGCGAACCCGACGCGCCAGTACCGCTGGACCGGCTCCGTCTACGCTGAGATCAACCCCTCGCCGGGCACGACCGACGCCCTGGCCGAAGGCTCGACGAACCTGTACTTCAGCGAACACCGCGTGCGCAACACGGTTCTGACGGGGCTAAGCCTCGCCGTGTCTGCGGCAGTGACGGCGGCGGATACCGTGTTGTCGGCGGTGGGTAAGTTACAGGCGCAGATCAGCCTCCGCGCGCCACTGGCCTCGCCTGCGCTAACGGGGAACCCGACTGCGCCGACGACTTCTGCGACCGACAACGATACGTCGATTGCGACAACGGCGTTTGTGCGGGCGGCCATGGCGTTGTTCGGTGTGGGCGCAAATACGCCGGAATGGCCAAAGACAACGCTCAACGACTTCACTGTTCCTACCGGATTCTACCGAGCCACAAGCTCAGTTACCGATACGCCATTTACCGACTATTGGGGTGTGGCAATTGAAAAAGCCCCGGACGGGGCTTACGTTCGTCAAAGCATTTGGTGCTTGAACAATGCGACGAGAATATTCGAGCGGGTCATATCAGACGGCTTTGCAGTTCCTTGGAGGGAAATCTGGCACTCCGGCAACCTCGTCAAGCAGACCTCGCCAACCGATACCACTGCCGGGGCGCTGATGGCGGTGGGGGCTTTTGGGGTTGGCGGCATTGCGCTGGGCGCTGGTGTTTCAGACCTAAACCAATTGGTTACGCCTGGTCGATGGCGAGACGACGGGGGGGCAATGGCTAATCGCCCACCTGGATTTCCATTCGGAGAGGTTATTGTGGGTGGCTATTTGTCCGATTACGAGAGCCAGACGTACTGCACAACTGACGGCAGACGTGCATTTAGGGCGCGCGCCGCTGGTGAATGGGGTGTCTGGCGCGAGATTTTTCACACCGGCAACTTCAACCCTGCCGCCAAGCAGGACAAGTCCTCTCTCGTCGCCACGGCTACAAGCCGCACGCTGGCCCTGGCTGACGCTTGGAACTACCTGCGCCCCGGCACGACCGGCGCCATCACGCTGACCGTTCCAACAAACGCATCCGTGGCGTTCGGCGTCGGCACCGAGATCACCGTCCGCGCACTGGGCAATATCACTCTGGCCGCTGCCAGCGGCGTCACGCTGAACGCGCCCTCCGGAGGCACGCTCAACATGACGGCGCGCATGACCGTAACCCTGAAGAAAGTCGGCACGAACGAATGGGACGTGATCGGCCAGACGGTGGCAGCATGATGCCCGGTGTGGTGGCGGGGTTTACTCGCAAGTTTCCTTCGGGCCCAGCCACAGTGACGATGGTGTACCTGGCAGGTTCTGGGGAATATGTGTTCGCCCCGTCCTATGGTTTTGGTGCGGTTGATCCAGTTGGGTTCTCTGTAGTCGCTGGCGCCGCCCACGTGCCAGGCGCTACAGGTGAACTGCTATACCTAGATAGCAATAAGGAATCATCGTCGCAAAAGTGGACCGTGTACCTAGAGGCGCGGGGCAGGATTGAAACTGTCCCATTCAGCGCGATCAAGATAGGTAGCGTAGTGATTCCTGCTGCTGCGTACACAATAGCTGGCGGTCAATGGCCGGATTACACGATGTTTGCGTTCAACCTCAGCTACGGCCTAAACAGCCCGCCATTCGTTGCCGGGCAAAACATCGTCGAGTTTATCTAGCCCCGCCAGTCGGGGCTTTTTTCTGCCAAAGGATTTATCCATGACCCTCTCTGAAATACGGGAGCGAGCCATAGCGCCCGCTCTCGCGCTGCTGCCTGCGCGATAAGGAGTAACCATGCACACATCACAAAAGGGGCTTGACCTGATCAAGTCCTTCGAGGGGCTGCGCCTGTCTGCCTATAAGGACGTGGTAGGCGTGGTCACCATCGGCTACGGCACAACGTCCGGCGTGAAGATGGGCGATACCATCACGAAGGAACGAGCCGAGGAGCTGCTGCGCGAGGACGTGAAGCGGTTCGAGGGTCAGGTTCTGCGACTGGTCAAGGTTCCGCTGACGCAGGGCCAGCTGGACGCTTTGGTCTCCTTCACCTACAACCTGGGCGCGGGCAACCTCGGCAACTCGACACTGCTGCGTCTGCTTAATGCGGGTGACTACGCCGGGGCTGCGGCTCAGTTTGATCGCTGGAACAAGGCTGGAGGCAAGGTGCTGGCCGGGCTTGTTCGCCGACGCGCTGCTGAGCGTGCATTGTTCGAAGGTGCGTCATGATCGCCTGGCTGAAGTTTGTGCCCAGCTGGGCCTACTGGGTCCTTGCCTTGGTCATTGTGGCCGGTGGGCAGCAGATCCGGGTGCTATCGGCGCAGTCTGTAGCCTCGAAGGCACAGGCCGAGCACCAAGCCCATCTGCGCCAAGTAGCCGAGGCCAATGCGGCGGTGATCCTCAAGCAGCAGGCCGACCGCCGCACTCTCGAGGCACACCTCGACACCCTCGACCAACAACGATACGGAGAGCTGCGCAATGCACAGCAAGAAATTGAGCGGCTGTCTGCTGCTGTCGCTGATGGCTCTCGCCGGCTGTCAGTCCGCGCCAGTTGTCCAGCCGCAGCAGGTAGCGTGTTCGCCGCCACCGGCGCCGGCCGCCTGGATGCTGGAAGCCAGCGAGCCGACATTCACGAAGAGGATGCTCGACGTATTGTCGCCATCACCGGAGATGCCGACGCCTGCGCCGTCAAACTGACTGCGTTGCAGGAGTGGGCGAGGGAAGTAACTAGGGGGAATTGAGATTGCCCGGACGGGCTGAGAATGGCTGAGGAATCTCATACCACTTTTTGTACCAATCGAATCGCGGAACGGGTGTTTTCGGGTGGATTCGGAAGGAGTGGCAAAAAGGCAGGCCCAGCAAGAATCACTCCTTCACACCCTTCGGCACCCTGCATTACTATACCGCGCAGTATAAGTATTCCAATCCGCTTCGCGACAGAGAGACCTTCATCGTGTTCCGACATGTCCTGTCCTTCGCCTCCGTGCTTGGCTTAGCGCTCACTCTGACCGCCTGTGGTAACGGCGAGCCGCCGCAGCAACTGCCGCGGCCGGTCATGGTCGTGCATCCGCAACCGGCCAGCGAGGCGCGCGAAAGCTATCCCGGCGAAGTGCACGCGCGCTACGAGCCGGAGCTGGCGTTCCGTATCGGCGGCAAGGTCGTCGAGCGGCTGGTGGAGGCCGGCGATCGGGTGCGCAAGGACCAACCGCTGGCGCGCCTCGACCCGCAGGACGTGCGCCTGCAGCTGGACGGCATGAGCGCCCAGGTCGCCGCCGCGGAAGCCAACCTGCGGGTGGCCAAGGCGGAGTACGACCGCTATCAGGCGCTGCTCGGCCGCCAGCTGGTCAGTCAATCGCAATTCGACAATGCGGACAACGCCTACCGCGCCGCGGCGGCCCGTCTGCAACAGGCGCGGGCCGAGTTCGACGTGGCCAGCAACCAGGTCGATTACGCGGTGCTGCGTGCCACCCGCGATGGCCTGATCGCCCAGCGTCGCATCGAAGTCGGGCAGGTGGTGGCGGCCGGGCAGACGGCCTTCGTGCTGGCGGCCGATGGTGAGCGCGAAGTCGCCATCGATCTGCCGGAACAGTCGCTGGAGCGCTACCGGATCGGCCAGGAAGTGGAGGTCGAGCTCTGGTCGCAGCCGGGCCGGCAATACCGCGGCCAGATTCGCGAGCTTTCGCCGGCGGCCGACGCGCAGTCACGGACCTATTCCGCGCGCGTCGCCTTCACCGAGCAGGATGTGCCGGCCGAGCTGGGCCAGAGCGCGCTGGTGAGCATCCGCCGCGACGATGATGTCGCGCTGGCCGTACCGCTCTCAGCGCTCAGCGCCGAACAGGGCAGGGCGCACGTCTGGCGACTAAAGCCCGACTCCACCGTGGAGCGTGTCGAGGTACGCACCGGCCCATTCGGAGAGCGGCTGGTGCCGGTGCTCGACGGCCTCGCTGCCGATGACTGGATCGTGCTGGCCGGGGTGCAGATGCTCAGCGACAACCAGCCGGTGCGGCCGGTGGATCGCCACAACCGCCCCGTCGAGCTGGCCGCCCAGGAGTAACGCGATGCGCTTCAATCTTTCCGCCTGGGCGCTGCAGAACCGGCAGATCGTCGTCTACCTGATGCTGCTGCTGGCCCTCGTCGGTGCGCTGTCCTACAGCAAGCTCGGGCAGAGCGAGGACCCGCCGTTCACCTTCAAGGCCATGGTCATCCAGACCCAGTGGCCTGGCGCCACCGCCGAAGAGGTTTCACGCCAGGTCACCGAACGCATCGAGAAGAAGCTGATGGAGACCGGCGAGTACGAGCGCATCGTCTCCTTCTCACGGCCGGGCGAGTCCAACGTCACCTTCATGGCTCGAGACTCGATGCGCTCGAAGGACATCCCCGACCTCTGGTATCAGATCCGCAAGAAGATCGGCGACATTCGTCACACGCTGCCTCCGGGCGTACAGGGACCGTTCTTCAACGACGAGTTCGGCACTACCTTCGGCAACATCTACGCGCTGACCGGTGAAGGTTTCGACTACGCGATCCTCAAGGACTACGCCGACCGCATTCAGCTGCAACTGCAGCGGGTGAAGAACGTCGGCAAGGTCGAGCTGATCGGTCTGCAGGACGAGAAGATCTGGATCGAGCTTTCCAACGTCAAGCTGGCCACCCTCGGCGTTCCGCTGGAAGCCGTGCGTCAGGCGCTGGAGGCCCAGAATGCGGTCAGCGCCGCCGGTTTCGTCGAGACCATCAGCGACCGGGTGCAGCTGCGGGTCACCGGTAGCTTCGAGACGGTCAAGGAGATTCGCGATTTTCCAATCCGCGTCGCTGGGCGCACGTTCCGCATCGGTGATGTGGCCGAAGTGCACCGCGGTTTCAACGACCCGCCTGCACCGCGGATGCGCTTCATGGGCGAGCCTGCCCTTGGCCTCGCCGTATCGATGAAGAGCGGCGGCGACATCCTGGTGCTCGGCGAGGCACTGGAGCAGGAGTTCGCTCGCCTGCAGCAGGAACTGCCGGCCGGCATGCAGCTGCGCAAGGTCTCCGACCAGCCTGCGGCGGTGAAGACCAGCGTCGGTGAGTTCGTCAAGGTGCTGATCGAGGCGCTCGTGATCGTGCTGCTGGTGAGCTTCTTCTCCCTCGGTGTGCGCACCGGCCTGGTGGTGGCGCTGTCGATTCCGCTGGTGCTGGCCATGACCTTCGCCGCCATGAACTACCTCGACATCGGCCTGCACAAGATTTCCCTCGGCGCGCTGGTGCTGGCGCTGG